ACAAGATCTGGCGAAAATCCCAAGCCAGTAATTTGACGATTGTTGACGTTATTTCCTGTCCACAGTGCCACGTCCATCGCACTAGAACCCTTTGTGACTGATGGTGTGGGTAGATTTGCTGTGCAGAGTGCTTTGAAGCCGCTGGGGGCGGTGTAGGCGAAGGCGCGTTGGCCGAAGTTGGCAATAAATGCACCTAGGCCGAAAGCAGTCGCGGCAAATGTATAGGCTCCACTTAAGCCGGAGAATGCTTGGCCCTGAGATACACCATTTTTGTAAAAAGTAATTGTTCCGTTGTCCAGATCCAGCGCTATGCCAATGGCATCTCCAATTCCATAAGTACTCCCGTAGCTTGATGTCGTGTTGTTATATGTCTTTTCGCCAGTAGAACTAGCATAAGAATAGCTTTGATTTTGGCCCAGATAAGTCCTTGGATAAGCGTCTTTTTGAACGCCAAAGGTTATGTAATTATAATTTCCGAAAGCGGTAGCTGTAAATTCCGCATACCATTTGCCGGTAGTCAAATACCAGTTGCAGGCAATAATGGCAGTTTGGCCAGTATTGGTAAATGACCCCTCAAGGTTTCCATTCAGGGTTTCCATGCTTGAACCCCCAGATTTTTCCAAAGGGTTCAGCGTTGCATAATTCCCCCTCACTTCTCCACCCGCGCCGGTGTCCGTCTGCGCCCCGTTAGTGGGAACGTCTACGAGGGAATCGTTGCCTGCACCAGCGGTGACGGAAAGGTTGTTCGGCGTCCAGTTATTGCCGTTGCCAGAAGTGTCCTTCCCTAATGTGGTCGCGGTAGCTGCACTGTTGTCCGCGAACTCAAGGTGGAAGCCGTTGGTGCCGTAGCTGCCACTGTATGCCTTGGGGTTCCACACGCCGGTGGTGGCGTCGGTTTCGCCAAAGCTGGTGGGGTCTAAGGCTTGGCCGTCGATGAAGTAGATGTCGGCAAGGTAGCCGTTGAAATAACCTGTTGACGGATTATCTGTTGCGATGCGATGAGCTACCGTATTACTAACTGAAGATTCCAAATTAAGACTTGGATCTGTTGAAGCTGAAAAAGCAGTAATGCGTTCTCCGTTGACATACAGACGCATACGATCGCCTGCAGTGGCATTTGAGGTATCCCAAACAAAAACTAAGTGATACCAAGCAGATGGATCCCTGAATAGCTGAGTGGTAACTTTTTGAGCAACAAAAGAACTACTAACTCTATAAAACCAATGAATTTGATCAGGACCAGCGGCGTTGAACTGAATGAGAACATCATCAGTGCCGGCGGTACCAGTTGCAAATAATGGGTTGTATGCACCAAGACCACTCCGTTTCACCCACCCCGCCCAAGTCCACGTTTTACGGTTACCAGCAGATGCAGGTGTGCGGCTTAAGTGAGCAGAATCACCGGAAGAGAAGCGTAGTGATCTACTAATGCCAGTTTCGGCAGGGGCTGCGTCTGCACCAAGTAATAAACTATTTCCTAAGATGCTCATTTCACGTCGTTAATCATGCGTGCGCTAATCCTAGTCGCACTTTCTACATAATACGCAATAATGTCAGTGCCTGACGCCGTTGTTGTAGCCGTTGGCGCACTGCCCCCAGGAAACTTCCAGCCGCTATAAGAAACAAGCCGACTTCCCGTGCCATCTTGCGTCAAAGTAATGGAACCAGTCTGTCCGGCAACCATGCCACTCGGAGTGGCTAAAGTTACGTTTCCGCTCAATGTGGCAGCAAAATTGTTCCCCAATGCGAGATCAATGGTTACAGTGCCGCTTCCTGCAATTGTCACCACTGCGCCGCGCTGACCAGCAGTAAAGCTTTGTGCAGCAGCTAATTGTGCATAGCCACTAATAGTTTGCCCGCTCGCAAACGTAATGGCACCAGTCATTGTGCCGCCGCTAGCCGGCAGATAACCATTAATCGTCTGACCGCTGGCAAAAGTGATCGTGCCCGTCATCGTGCCGCCGCTGGCCGGCAATGCGGCAGCAGCTAAGTCATAGGCAGTCTTAACGCCACTAGGCGTTGCAGCAGTAGTGGTCGATGTGGAAGAAACGCTATTGGTTAAAACAACCACGCCGCTCTGAGTGGTCGTAGCTGCTTGAATCTTGGTTCCTTCAATGGCAGCAGTGGGACTAATATTTGTATTGGTGATGGTGCCACTAGCGATCATTACGCCGCTAATTGTGGCCGTGTCTCCAGTGGTTATGACAGTTCCGCTTAAATTCGGGAAAAGAATGGTGCGATCTGCCGTAGGATCAACCACGTCAATGCGCGTTTCAAAGCCATTATCCGTGGAACCTTCAAAGAAAATGCCGCTTGATTGATAGCCCATTGTGATTGGGCCATTCATCGTGCCGCTTGCAACACTCAGCTTTTCATCGTCCAGTTCTTGAATGGCTGCCTGCACATTGGTGGCGCTTATCCTGCCATAAGGAGTGAAGCTGACATTGTTCGCCACCTGCGCGGTGATCGTATCGGAAACGTCAATAAGAGTCCAGTTGCTTCCGTTGGAAAGAATAATATCCGGAGGGTTAAGGCTTTCAGTGGGAGCCGGACTCGTTCCAGTGCCAGCTTCAGAAACAACCAAATAATATCTGTTATTAACAGCAGAGGCTGCGGGCAATGCCCCGCCAGCAGTTAGGCCAATAGCAGTACCCTCGGAAGTAACTGATCCAACTAAATTGGCGCTTGCATCGTAGGTGCCAGCAAAAACAATTTCACCAACTGAAATACCAATGGGCTGGAAAACGTTGCCGTCCCAAAGGAATAAATCTCGGGACAATGGATTAAAGAAGAACTGTCCAATATGATCTGCAACTGGTTGTGTCTCGCCAAACTTGCTAACTGCATAGTTGGCAAGTTTTGTTCCAGTGATGGCATTAGTGCCAATACGAGCCACGTCTAAAGTGCCAGCCGTCAGCAATGCAGCACTATGGTTCGGCAGATCGCTATCGGCTAATACGTCGCCAGTTGTAATGTGGCCTTGGGCGTCAATAGTAACCTTCGTATAGGTGCCAGGCGTTGCTGTGTTGCTGTGATCTAAAGTGCCGCTTCCATCAACTTCCAAGCCGGTTCCAGGAAGGACTGCCCCTTTGGTTGAAACGGTTGCAGCAGGAAGATCGCTGCTAATGATTGCCCTGCTTGCGTTGACAAGTCCTTTTGACGTGTGAGTGACTAAAACGTAAGAAGCACTTGCACTAACGTCATTGTCAATTTCTAATTGCGTGCCATCAACCCTAAGGCCCTCACCATTGATGCTTACGCCACCCTTGGCAGACGTTGTAGGCGAAGGAAGATCGTCACCAGCAATGATGCGATACGAAGGGCTGCCAGAGTTGGCAGTGGGGCCGGCTAAAAACTGAGCAGCAGCAGACGTATTATCTAACGATGGAACAAGAGTGACGGTATCTCCAGACGTGGTGGCCGTAATATTTAAAACGCCCGAAGAATCTCCAGAAATAGTATTAATGGATCCTGCTGCCTTGAAACTCACCCAGCTACTACCATCCCAAATAGAGGCTTTGTTGTTGGTAGTTAGTAATGCAAATTGACCGGCGTATCCACCAGATCCAGGCAGCGAAGTGACTAAATCAACAATCGTTTCGTCTGCAATTTTTGCTGCAGTAATGGCATCATTGGCAATTGCAGCAGTGCCAACAGCTCCAGATGCCAATGCAACAGAAGTGACTTCGCCTCCGCTAAATGTAATTTTTGAACCAGCGATGGTTCCACTAGGCAGCAGAGCAATGCCATATTGAGTGAAGCCACTTACTGCAATCTTCTTCGTTTCGCTTGCAGATACATCTACCAGCGGAAGAAGGTCGCCACCTGCTAAATCGACCCCAGAAAGACTATTTAGTTCAGAAATCCTAAGGTCTGCCATTTTAAAAAAACTTTGTTAATCAACAGCTTCTTGCAACAGTCTAGCCGTCACGTCCTGTTCAAGCAGGATATCATCTGTATTCTCTTGAAGGATCTTATTAATTGGGATGGTTTTAGCCCTTAAGCGAATGGCTCCAGTGGTTACAAAATCAATCACAATTGTCACATAGTCCTCTGCTGCATAACTAACGCCCGCCTGAGTGACAATTCCATCAATTTCATACCAAAGCTCATCATCTGCCGCTGTACCAATTGAATAATCTCCAGCAGTTTTGATGTAAAATTTGGCCGAAAAACCACTTCCAATTTCTGTTCGCAATGCAAGTTGCATCAAATAATGCACTGTCTCCGCAGGATTTCCATCTATTTCAGTGGGGAGGTATTCCCAAATGGCACGCAAGTTGCCACTTCCAGAGATCAAACTGGACTGGCTATTCCTAAATTCCTCCCCCAATGCAGTGGTGTCAACAGTTTCTCTGTTGGTATTTAGCTCAAAAGACGTGCATTGCGCCAGTAAATGCGGCACGCTATTGACAATCCTTACTGAAATAGGAATATTGCTGGCAATACTGCTTAATGCAATGGCATTTGCCGAAAGCCCTTCCAATGCAGCATCAAATGTGGGAAACAAACGAATGCCGCCAAGCTCATCCACGTGAATGTACCAAGACCCGGCAGATTGCTGTTGGTTGTTTCCCCATCCAGCGGATGCCACGAAAGACAAAATGCTGCCATCAGTTGAGCGAATTTCTAATTGATCTCCACTATGAAGAAGTCCAATGTCAAAATCAAAACTAAAACGCTTTTTAGCAGTATTAACGTCCGATGGATTGACAACAGAATATTTAAGCCCATCAAATGATTGGCGCTTAAGCTCTACTTCCCCGAACCTGCCTAAATAAACGCTCATTAGATGGTTACCGTCGTAGGAGCACCAGTCACCTGGAAATTAATATCGGCCTTGGTAATTTCGCCTACTGATGCGCCAATAGACACGCTTGTAATGTAAACAGTAAAAGTCATATCCTTGTTTGTCGCTCCATCGCTAAGTCGCAGCGTAAGGCTTGCCGTGTCCGAAGCTGCCACGCCAGATGTTTTGACAACCTTGCGCAGCAACGTACTTGCATCATTTCGTCCGGCATCGTCTGAATAGTACAGCAAATTTGCGCTGCCATTAAACCCTTGAATGCCAGGCGTATATGTTTTCTGATCGTCGCCTAGTGTTGTTGTTTCCAACACTTCCAATTCGCCTTGAAGCGACCATGAAGCCACTTTCACCAAGACTGTTCCATCTAGGAGCAAGCTGCCATCTCTACCAGTGTAAGTCTTAGCCATGGTGCGCCTTCAATATTAATAGTCTACAAAACTCCAATCAATTGTACTTGTACTGAGCTAATTCCTGGCTTAATTGAAGTAATTTGTGGCGCTTCTGAATATCGCCATGCATTGCCATTGGTCACGTCAATTGTCGCAGTGGCTCCAGTCCATCCAGTTTTTACGATGGAGGGAAGAGTGAAAGTGCTAAAACTGCCGTTCATTTCATCGTAGTGATCAATAAATGCTTGGGCATCGCTGTCAGTAATATTGTCATAGCCAAGTTCTAAGGTCATCCCCGTTCTTTGGTTGCCATATAAAATTCTTATTTCAGCTCCAGATTGAGCCTTAAAAGTTTTAACGGGATAATCTCCAGCGTTAAAAGCTCTGTTACTTGGAACCAATGAAGGGAAAGCCATTAAATGTCCACTGCAAATGTGTCGGCATTAGTAACGTCTAATGCTATACGGCTTATTCCATTATTATCGCAAGGAAATTCCATTGCCGTCACTTCAACAGTATTATCTTCGCCAAGGCTAAGTTGTTCCACTTGGTAAATGTTTTGAGAAATAGTGGTATCCGTGATAGTAAACAAACTATCATGCAACGTGGCATCAGGCACAATTCCGCCACTTACTGTCATTGTGCCGCTAAATACGTCGTCTGAGCCAGCTTTGTAATACAAAATATTGTATTGACCATCAATGATATTAGACACGCTGACAATAGTGCCATCACTGTCAATGGTGCCGTTCTTAGCAGAGCTATAAGGATTGGACTCCGTAATCACACGAATATAATCACCAGGAGCCAGGCTAATTCCAAATGGCGTGGTCTTAAATTTGACCACGTGAGTGATACGCTTTCGCAAGCTTAAGAAATATCTTCCGACCAGCTCAGCATGATGACGAGTGGTGCAAAATTGTGTGAGATCAAAGCTTTCAATGGGACTGTCAATTGCCCCTTCATCTTTCCATCGAACAATAATATTTCTTTCCTGAGGAAGCTGGTTTTTAACTTCTTCGCGATATCGGATGACGGCCTGAAAATCTTTGCGCTCCTCTGCTGATAAATATTGAAGCTCAAAGGTGTCCTCCAAAATATTGCCGGCAGTGAAAAGTTGCTTAATTACCACTGGTTGCGTAGAAATATCTCCTCCAGAAGTTGTTGGCAATGCAGGCTGAAGGCTAAACTTGCCATCAGCAATAACAGAATTACACAACATATAAGGAGCTATTTCAGAAATATATTGGCGCACATTGGCTGCATTGGATATAGCGCCATTGAAATATATTTTGTTTTGCTTTAGGAACTTTGCCGTTTTAATAAAATCGTCAGTGTTAACTAAAGGAGCATTTGTTCTGCTCATGTTTAGCGCATTGCCAACGCCAGCAATATTATCAGTTAGCAAATAATAAACCAAATCGCAAAATAGATTGCTTGGCGCAACAGTTGCGCTTTCGTCAGGGTGGAAACGACGCACTGGGATGCCATTTGGCAGCCAAATACGCAATTGATCGATGGAGGAAAAATTGCGGCTAGCTTTCAACGCTAGTCCGCAAATTGTCATGTTGTCATATTCTGGCTTAAATGAATTACTGGTTAATTCGTTTACATAGGAAATGACGTGTTCCGGGCCATTTTCGTTTGATTTTTCAACAAGATTGCCATAAAAACTAACGTCCGCGTATTGACTTTGGTGCTCAAAAATTCGATCAGCAGTGAAGAGGCCGGGATCAATTTGTATTTCGGCCATGCTGTTGACAATGAACTCGGCCCCGACAATTGAATTGGCCTGTCTAAACGGATTGGAGCCGCTAACAGTATAATTTTCTGTAAATTTATCGCCAATATTCCAATTGGTAGTGGTGCCAGTGGCATCCTGAAACACTTTTATGGCACGTATTCCCCAGAATTTATTTAAACCTGTCCAATGGTTGGGAATGTCTTCAACCACTGCATCGATGAAGATGCGAATAGATTTGTCGCCAGACGTATAGTCAATAGTTGCGGTTTTGAGAAAGCCATAATCATTGTCCCGCGCCGGTCCAAAGATCTCCTCATACAAGGCTTGCGCTCGGCCTTGAGGAGAAGCGCCAGTGCTTGTAATTTGATGCTGCTCCCCAACGGCTGTGAGCGTACCTGTGCTGGTGTTTCTGAAAGGGTTGGAGCCGCTAATGCTGACAGTAGTATTGAACGTGCTATACCCGCCCCAGTTGCTTGAAGAAGCGTGAATGGTGCGCTCTAAAATCGACCAATAATAAGTTTGACCACTAAAGTGACCAGCAGGTAGTGCAGCCTTTTGATAACGATAATTAATTTCAATCCATCGATTGCCAATTACATGCCTGTAAATTTTGGTTGCAATTCCTCCTTCAGGCATGGGAGAATTATTGGCCGAGCCAAAAAGCTCATACGTAAAGCTTCCATTTCGGCCTTCCACATAATTACTTCCGGGCTCGGTGTAATAACCATTAACAGTAGTGGCTAAAACAATGGTGCCAGACGTATCTTCCGATGGAAGCAGAGTATTGATGGCCACGTCCTGAGGGAAAGTGCGCTGAGTGCGGGCATTTCCTAAAACTGGTTTACTGGTAAATTCAACGTTTTGCTGTATTTGATCTTTCCTAACTTTTGTGCCTACTGCCGTAACTTTAAAATTGCCATATCCAGGGACAGTATAAGTTTCACTAAGAATGCTTCTTTCAGCACTATTACCAACTGAAGCGCCGGAATTTAGTTGCCAAAAAATAGCATCATTAGGAGAATGCCTGCCTACGTCAGCACCATTTTTAGGAATAAATTTAAATTCATACTGACGCTTTTCCGCATGCTGAATGCGAATGAAATTGTATTGGTCTACTGGCTGATTTCCAACAACAGCAAACTGTTCTCCTAATGGCTGCCACGTATATGCCTGCCCACTAGCATCTAAGCCGGCAGGACGTAAGAAAATAGTGAACAATGATGCACGACGAATATAGGAATTAACAGTGCCAGATTGAACAGTTACTTTTTGGCCATCAAGATCAATAAGCTCTCCAGGCGTTGGTATTGATTGAAAATTGCATAATCCATTTAAGCGTTGAAAAACTTTACTCTTGAGGCCAATTTCAGTAACTTCGCAAGGGCGCGTATTTCTAACAACACCAAAAGAAACTTTCATTAATGGGAAGAAAGCAGCCCCAAAACCATTGAAGCCAGCTTGAGGCGGAACGTCGTCCCAAAGATAATCTTTTGTCAGCATTTCTTCCGCAATAATGCCAATGCGATTGTCAGCCGGTGCATTAATATCAATGCACTTTAAAGTGATTTTTTGATCTTCCGTTGTACCAGCTTTCCATTGCGCCAAGCTTCGCCCCGTAACTTGCCAAGTGGTTCTGGCAATCATAAAAATCTCGCCAATTTGCAATGCATCATCGGCAGTAATACATTCTTCATCAATGGCACTATTAATGTCATTGATTTTTACATTGGGAATATAAAAGTCTTCGGGAATACGCTTGGAGGAAATTGTGAAAGTGATAATGTCATCAACCGCCACTGGCCGCTCTTCCGAGCCAACAGACGCCGATACTGTGTAATTATTATGCGCTGTAATTCCCATGCGACGACTATAGTGTCGTCCGGTTCCTTTCATACCAAGCCTTCTTACGTCCGGGAATCTGCCACCATCATCCACACCACGCTCAATGCCGGTTCCATTGTCATCACCGGCAATTTTGATACGCTCATACGTGGAAACTTCACCAGGGTCGTCACGCTGGTTTAACAAAGATGGAATGGAAATTACACGCCAATTAACGCGATAAGGAGTGCCATTGGGAATGGCCGAATAGCAGCCAAACTCTTGATTATTGGTCAATGAATGTGCAGCAGAAAAACCATAATCGTTTAAAGTGCGTGCTGTCGGACATGAGAAAATGTCATTGTCAGTTTCCGGATCGCCAGAAGCTAAACTTCCCCGCGTGCCATATCCGGGCAATAAATTCGCAGCCTGAATACGCTTGAATCCGGAAATAGTTGTATTTCTTTTCCAATAAAAAGCAAATAGATTTTGATAAATGGCGTCTAATGCGCCATTGCCAACAAAGATGCCACTCAAATCAGGATTGTCTAATCCTTGAGGAGTTTGGCCCGCGTCAACGCCTTGCTCTCCTACAACAAACATGAGTTTCACGCCTTGTTGAGTGCCATAACTAAACATTCGACTCCAAACAAGACGAGGCGAAACCAAGATGCCTCCAGAATTATCTGTGTATTTACCAAAGATGACGGGAATAGGATCGCCATAATTGGCGAGCTCCACCCGGGTATCAAAGCCATATGTTGGAACAAAACGAGTTCCGCCAGTAATGCTCTCAAGTTGAGTTTGTGTGACAGTTTCTGCCGCCGGCGCCGCCTTGGGCTTAGGCATCAGCAGAAAGCTTGCAACAGAAGAGGCGATTCCAATAACAAGACTAACAATTGCGATGGTTAAGCTTGCCTCTGCATTAATGTCAGGAATATTTGCATATTCAGCCGGCCTCATGGCAGCTTTCTGAGCTGCTTTAAAAACAAAATATCTATATTCTTCTTCGCTGCATTCAGCTAATTGAATTAAATGCTTCTCGAACGGTAACAGCGGACCTTTATATTGTTGGCAAGTGAAGTCCAGGCCACCTCTTGTAACAAATGGTTGATATACAGAATCCCTCCTTCCCATACCACTCCAAAGGCCCAGTTAGGATTTTTGTCTAACGTAACATCTCCATCATACAAAGGAAATGGCACGCGACATCCCCATTGGCGCAAATCTTTGATAACTTGACGACTAGAGGCGCTATACCAATCTTGATTAAATGGAATGGTCGGGATGTTTAAATACTTTAAAACCGTGTAAACAAGATGAATGCAATCTATCTTGTCTCCACTTCCATCCGCTCCAAGCTCATAGGCTTTCCCAATAAGAGTATGAATCATTGCAAATAGACATTGGCAGTTGTTGGAAGACTGCCAACAAGTTTTTGAGTGAGTTTGCGGCGTGGTATATCAGTTCCCACTGCATCCAAAATTGTATTTGTTGGCAATTGCACTGTTGTATCTCCCCAAGTGGCGCTGGCTATTTGCCCATAGTATTCATGCAAAACATTAAAACTAGTTGAGTCGTCTGGATTTAAAATTATCACGCGCACATGCGCTAACCATCTATCCTTTACTGCATCTGTCGTCCAGGCTCTGCTTAATGCATTATTAGGGAAGACTAGCGATGCTTCAGTGTTATCGCCAGTGCGATTGATTGTTACGCCTGAAAATCCAAATGGCAAAAAACCATAGGCATTGTTTTCAAAAGCAACGCTTTGATTAATGAAAAAGTTTTGAAAGCGATATTTAACAATATCGCTTGCGGATAAAGTGACAAAATTTCCAATGGCGAGTTCCATTACAGCCCCACTCTCTTTCTAGTAGAAGTACTCATTTGCAACCGGCGTAAAGTGCGTTGCTCGCCTTGAACAGCACCTTGCAGGGCGGCTTGACGCATACCTGTTTGGAACTGATCATTTGTCACATAATCTACGCTATTAATTCTTTCCACTTGATACCTCACGTCAATTGGCCCCATCATTCCAGCTAATGCATCGCCACTAGCGTTGCCATCAGCCATGCTGGGAATCACAGAAGCGCCGCGAGCGCCACTGCTGTAGCGTTCCATTGCTCCACGCATTTTGCTTTGGGGAATCACATACTCTGGCTCGCCACCTTCACCAATGAGGCCAAGAGTAGGGCCGGTGACCATGCCGCCATCGGCAAATGCTTGGAAGCCACCAGTCCAATAAGCACCTTCTTTCGCAAATTCAAATGCACTGTACATAGTGGATGGATTTAACAGCCCAGCATCTGTTGCATTTGTCGCATTTGCATTAAAGCCTCCTCCGCTTCCCATGCCAGCAAATGCCTTCGCAATACCAATGGCAATGTAAGTGGCAATCATTTGAGCTGCAGCTTGCAATAATGCATCCCCAATTGCTTTCAAGAACCTACTAAATACTTCTTGAGCAGTGGCGGTGCCTTCAATCATCGCGACAACGCCTTCTGTCATCATTGAAGCAAAAGCATCTCCGACACCACCAATGGCATTCTGGATGCCACCAAATACGCTTTCTAGTTTCATAGCTTGAGTTTCAAGCTCTGCCATTTGACGGGCGTATTCCTTGTTTCCTTTTGATTCAGTTAACGCTTGTTCGTAAGTTTGTGCCGCATTGCCATAGAAGCCAGCCATTAAACCACCACCGGCCACGGAAACACGCGAACGAGCAGCAGCAAGATTTGCTTCCAATCTGTTTCTTTCTTCTTTAACTCTATTTGCTCGTTTTTGTGCTTCTGTTAAAATATCTACTTTTTTAGCTTCTTCTAAAATTAAGTCAATCAAAGGCTTCATTCCGTCAATTTGCGTCTTGTCCAGCCCTAAAAGTGCCTGCTTTATTTGCATTTGGCGTCTTTCGACTTGAGTAAGCTCGTCTTTGCCAGATGCCAAAGAAGCAATACTTGCTTGCAGTTCGATTTGAGCACTACGATCCTCGCCAAGCATATCACGCAAGGGCTTGGTAACAACACCTTCATACCTTGCTTGTATTTGCGCTTTTTCAAGATCGTAAAGACGCTTGCTCTCTTTTAAATATTCCGATAAATTGGCTATATTTTTTGTTTTTTCCGCACTTGTCTTTTCTGTATGTTCGGCCTCTGCAATTAAGTTTTCATATCTAAATGATTCTGCTGCTTTTTTAATTTCACGCTCCCTGTCTGACAAAGAAGCATCTTGGTCAATGTACAAGAGTCTGTTTTGTAGTTCTTCTTGATAAATTTTTGCTAATTGACTTACATAATTCTTTCTTTTGCCTGCCGCGTCTTTACCCTGGCTATCAAGCCCTCCCGCAATCTTGCCAGTTCCCAAACCTTTACCAAATTGATCTGGTGTAAACTGCGGGAACAATACTTTTTCCATGTCAGCGACACGCTGATTTCGCGTTTTTCTCCGACCCGGAGCTCCTTTTTCGTATTGAAGTTCAACTTGTAATGCTTCTCTGTATGCCTGCGCACCATACAAGGCTCGATCTATTGGATTTGGATAGAGTGTTTCAACTTGTTTTTGTGCCCTTTGCTCAGGACCGCCAGCAGCTCTTCGTGTTTCTTCAGCTAAAGTTGCCAAAGCATCTAAGCCTTTAGCAAAATTGCTAAACATAAAAGTGAATAAGCTTTTAAATACAGGGAATAATGCTTGAACTAAACTTTCGAAAATACTATATAAATCTTTGGCAAAAACAACAAACTCTGCAATTGTGGTAGCAATGGCGGATTTATTTTGGGTGACAAAATTAACTAAATCAGCGGCATAAGATTGGAATGCTGCCCCAACAACTTGGAACATGCCAAGATATTCATAAGTGGCAGCTTGCAGTGCCACTTCTAAGCGAGCACCGGCATTTTCTGGGGCTTTCGCTAAAATCTCTGCGGTGCTTCCGTATCGCTTAAATAATTCATTGGCAAACTTAACGAAATCGTTTAAATTAACTTTGCCTTTTTGTAAATCTTCGTCAAGCTGTTGAGTTGACCGGCCAGTTGCTTGTGCAAAAATAGTAAACGCACCAGGAAGACGTTCGCCAATTTGTCCGCGCAGTTCTTCTGCTGTCACCTTTCCTTTACTAAACACCTGCGCAGTAGCTCGCAGTGCTCCGTTAAGATCTTCCGTGTTGCCACCAGTTGCCACGATGGCAGCAGCGATTCCTTGGAATATTTGCCGTGTCGTTTCTGTTTGATAACCAGCACCAGCAACACTAGCTTGTAATTTTGTAAATTGCCCAATAGAGTCTTTAATTGGAATTAAGAAAAGTTGTCCGGCTTGTTGAGCAGCAGATAATGCATTTTGATAGTCTCCAATATCTTTTGTAACGCCAGCAAGTGCAATTTTGGATTTATTTATTTCGGCAATGAAAGTGGCAATTCCCGCTGCTTGCTGCGCCAAATTATCAATTAATTGACCGGCTGCTGCTCCAGTAAATGCGCCGGGCACGCCTCCCAGCAGGCCCCCAGTAATACCGCCAAGGGCACTTCCAGCGCCTCCGCCAAGTCCACCTCCATATAAAAATGCGCCTCCAGCAGCCCCAAAACGCTGCCCTCGAGTGAGCGGACGACGTGTTTGCTTCTCAAGAGCTTGTTCGCTCTTTGAAATTTCTTTATTTAATTCCTTCCATTCTGTTGTATCAGGGCTTATTTCTCTCGCCCTATTGCGCAAAATGACAAGTTTTGTTTCGAGGGCATTCAAACTCCCTGGAGCAAGTGCGCCAAGTTGAGCTTGTAATTGAATGCTTTCTGCAGCTTTGTCTACAGCTTTAATGTCTCCTTGGATCCTGCCAATTTGCCTTTGAAATTCAATCCATGTAGACGTATTGGGCGAGATTTGAGAAGCTTCAATTCGAGCAGCTTCCAGCACTCGCTGTAAACGCTCTGCGCTGCCAACGTCAAAAGCTTCTGCTTGTTTTTTTAATTGAATTGAAGCGGCCTGCATGCCGCCACGTTCACGAACACCTTGTAATGTTCCAATTTGTGCTGCTCGCGTTTGGAATGCAGGACTTCCAATTTGACTTTTCGCTAACTTACGTTGCAGTAAAGATATTTGTTTATCTAATTGCCGAAATGTAGTATCAATAGCACTCCGCAGTGGAGTGGCATCAAGACTAATTTGAACACTTTTTCCAGTGCGAGCAACCTCTGCAACCTTGCCGCTAACTCTTTCTATATCGCGAATAATTTCATTCGCATTGGTACTGAAATTAATTGTATATTGAGCCATGACTATCTCCTTTCTTGATTAATAATTGCATCGACTACCGTATCAATTTCATCCAATGCATGATCAGTCCAGGGACGAGCTGGAATATCTCCTCCTTTTTTCGTTCTTCCCCCATCGTGAACAGCAGTTGCCACGTCAAAACCTTGCGATGTGTCGTCCCATATAAATTCAGTTATGTTAGCGCTAATTGCTTCCCTTCTTTTACTGTTGAGCAATGTTCCAGTGTCAACAATATCTCGAGGAGATGAAACTTTTTCGCCATTTTTTCTGGCAGTGGATCGAGGCCAGTCCCATTTAACATTTGTCATTTCTTGGTCAAAGTCTTTATCAGCCCAATCCATCGCCCGTTCAAAAGTTCGTTGGTTAATGCCACGTAAAGTTGTAAATCTATCCACCTCTTCGCTTCTTATTTTTACACCGCTAATTTTTTGGACGCCACGAGAGAATGCTGTCAGCGCATTTAGCATTTTGCCAATCATTGAGTCAGCTTCAAATGCATTGCTTTCAAAGCGAACTTGATAGGCCATTATTGGTCAAGCCATAATAGCTACAATCTAACATTTTCAACTCAATTCGGCGCCAATCATGCCAATAATTGCCGCAGGCATTTTTTTATGTTTTAAGGCCCATTCAAGAGCCTCTTTTGTTGAAGCCTTCATTGTGGACTGACTGTCTCTTAGCTCATATGGCAAAAATTGATTAAGCTTAACCTTATTCGACTTACTTCCAAGGGCAGACATCACAACAACACCAAGTTTTGCTGTTGAAATACTGGCAGCGTTTATTCTTGCCTGTAAGGTTTTATAACCATGCTCTAAAACATCTGATAAAAGCTTGATTGGCAGTTTATTGAAATTTGCTGCATGAAACAATGGATCAGAGAGTTCAAGCGAAGCCACTTGGCAATAGATCTCGGTCCAGTCAGTGGCATTGTCAATCGCATAATCGGCCTGCCGCGCAAGCCGATCAATTAGTTTTTTTCAGCATCCTCTTTCTGTTCTTCGGTTTTTTGGTCTACCTGTACAATTTGCCCTTGATCTTCCAATGCCATAAAGGCTTCAATCTCTTCAATCCATGCCTTGGGAAGCTTTTCAGTGTCTTCAACGCTCCAGTCTTCAGTTGGCACCCATTTTTTACCGCTTAAAATTTCGCCGCGATTACGGAAAAATATAGTAGCCAATTCTCCAAATTGAGTTTTGGCGGATGGCATTGTCGACATCAATAAGACAATTTCTTCTAGATATTCAGAATAAATAGTTTGACTTTCGTCGCCGCTCTGTAAAAGCGCAAATGCTTCTTCTTGGTCAATTTCCTTTTCTGCGGCAATTTTTTTTGCTAATGCAATGACACGCAAAGTAAATTGAGCTCTTTTCTGTCCTTGTTCTTCACGCTTCCAAGCTTCTTCTGCTAACCAACTCCCATACTTTCTCAAGCGCAAAGAATTGCCAATGTTGACATATTCTGCATTGCCAAGCAGGAAAATACTGGAATACTTGCTCATGATGGTCTCTATCGCAGAAAGAGTCTAGCATTCGTAATTCTGACAGGCACACCGCTGTTAATTGCTTTCAATGGTAATGAAGCTTCAATTTTTTTGCCACCATGTTCAAAAGAAGTCCAAGAAGAAGCTTGGGGCAGAAAGCATGCCAATCCAGCCTTAATGGAAGCTTCTTCAATAGAAACATCAAACAACCATACCTTTTGGCAAACGCTAGTTAATGTTTTCATAGTGGTGGATAGACATTTAATAGTTCCGCGTCTGGAATCCTAATGCGATATTGACTGTAAGTTATATCTGTTTCATTTGCAAATGAAAACTGAGCATCAGGAAACCTTCTCGCAAGTCTTTCTGCCGCTGATTGAATAGCAGTAGAGTTTGTTGTGTAATCAACCAAAACTACTGTCCATTGTTTATTGTTTTTCACTTTACCAACCATCGCCCTTGGGCTTATAGACGGGAATTCCTCTATTGTCACCTCTAAGCCTTTTACTTTCCATTCGCTTGGCACGGACTGTCTTCCCACTACATAAATAGCCGGGATCACGCTTCCATTTGGCAATGTGTAATCGCCAGTCAAATCAGGAGCTGAAGTGAGCAGTTCAGTGATGGTTTCTCTGAGCTGAGAAATATTCACAATAAAAAAGCCTCTCGTAAAGAGAGGCTAGCAAACTTTCAATGGAAGATGAATTAGCTATTGGGAGCAGTTGGGATGATCGAGCCAGTCTCAGAAGCATTCTGATGAATGCCAATGCGACCACGGCTGGACAGATCAAAGGTGACTTCCACGAGATTGTCAGCCGGATAGCTCTCGTTATAGTTCATCACGCAAGCAGTGAAAGCCACGCGATCATAATAATAAGTGGTGCCACTAACGCCCAGTTGCTTGTTAATCTCCACATACACTTCATGGTTCTTGTCGTACCGTGAAGCGCTAATCACTTGGAAAGCTTCGTCAAAGCTATTGGGCAGGAAAGTGGTGCCGTCCACATCCTTCTGGAAATAGGACGTAACAGAAGCAGTGGCAGCCGACGTGGTGATCACGCTATCAGCAAAGCCGCCGCCACCCAGCAGGTAGAATTCTTGGTTGCCATCGTTAAAGGCAACAGAAGCCGTCGTAGCAGCTTGCAGGGTATAAAGCGTAGGAGCGCCGCTCACAGTAAAAGTGGCGCCGCTCTGAGTGATAACTGGACGACTGGTGCCGCCGATAGAGCCAACGCGCACAATCACGTCTTGGCTCTTTACCAGTTCTGTGGGATGGTAGAGCATGAGAGGAAGTCCTCAGCGATGAAAGGGAAAGTGATTAAGCGTTGTCCACGCTTCCTTTGCCAATTAGTCTAAAAATTCCCCTAATTGGCGTGCCGAGGAACTGCCAATAATGAATAGCAATTTCCTCGTTAGGCAATAGTTCAAAACGACCTTCCCTTCCATTGATAGTGGCCCTAGCGGAATCACCAGGAGTCACTCCAGACAATGCAAGAGGAGACGTGAGCCTCCCTTCCATGTACACTGCTGTTTGATCAGCCCCAAGGAGATAATCAAACCTAGGATCGCGCTTTTGTCTTAACGATGCGTAATACGTGACGCCTGTTGCAGCCGCCACATAATTACCAGTTTCGCCGTCAAGCACATAGCCTGAAGCCACAGACCATACCAGAGTGGCATTGGCAAGTGGTTCCAGGAAGTTGCTCATATGACAAAGCCAACGGCAGTAGAAGGAAGAGAATTTAAAAGTCGCTTGAACTCTTGACCATACTGAGAAGCATCAAGCCCCTCACCATACACCTTGCCATCAGTGGCACCAATTTGAATGCCCATTTGTGCAAGTTGTACGGCAATAATATGGGCCGCTAAAAACTTAACGGCCCTATCAGTTTGATCCCCAAAAACATCCGCTGATGCATCATATGCCGCTTCCGCAAGGGCTCCATTTACAATCCCCGATGGATGGGGAGAGAATTCAGGAAACCTTTCCAGAAAATTGGCATAAGTGACGGCCATGATTAAGCTTTTCCAACGCGAATGGCTTCAATGCGTTTAGCAATGGCATTTCTCACGCGAATACGGCCTTCAATCTTTTTCCAATCAGCTAAGCGATCAGCATCATGGATGAGTTCAATGGCACGAATGGCCTGAGTGAGAGGCAGTTCAGAAAGACTTTGAACAGTTTCAGGCAGATCTTCTACCAGCACTTGTTCTTTCATCTCCTCAATGGCACCAATGGCCATGAGTTTCTTCACTGCAATGTTCTCTTTCGCTTCGCTCCATTTCTCATCAGGAATTTCCTGGTTAAGTCCTGGAACTAGCTGAATCAAGCCAGTTTTCGTAATAATGCCAAACCCTGCTTCACGCGGGGGATTTTCAAGTTCGGGACGATAAGCAATCAGCATTGTTCAAAAGAAAACAATTGCAAATAGCTTAACGTCCCTTTCTTGATTAACTATCCTCAAGCATTAGCTTGAACGTAAATCACGCTCTTCGGATAGTACAGGGCCACGCCACCAACGCGAGCATGGGCGGGAACGATGAATTCCAGGCCGCGCTGCTGAGGGGGGAACAGCTCCAGGGGTTGAGGGATGTGCAGTTGCACTTTCTCGGGATCGCGCTTGTACACCACCATGCGGTTGGTATTCAGAGCGCTGTTATCGGCATCCAGTTGGTTGATGGGTTCAACGTTGCGGATGAAGGGGTTGGTACGCAGGAAATACTCCAGTACGGTCACATCCGAAGAATCGGAGTTCCGGGTGGTGCTCACCTTGTTGTAATCTTCCCACGCCATCAGAATGGTGTCGGGTTGCTCCTTCATCTTGGAAGCGTTGATAATGGCAGTCACGCCATAGTTCAGCAGTTCCAGCATTTCCTGGGCAGTAGCAGTGCTGAACCACTTGTCAGCAGCAACCACGTCCACGGTGGAGTTGTTGAAGAAACCAGACAGACCCACGGTGCTCTCACCGAAGAAAGCGAGATCTTCCACTTTCTCTTCGTAGGCACGACGCACGGCAGCAGCACGACGCTGCTCCAGAGCGATGTTGGCCATTTGAGCGGCACGCAGTTCCTGCACGGTGTAGCCGAAGCTGCCGCCGAAGGAACGGATGTTGATGCTCTTCTCGGTCTGGCTGATATCGGCGCGGGGCAGATCATCAGCAGCGTCAGCGATCAGCTTGAATTCACCAGTGGCATCCATGATGCGGAAGGTGAAGGTCTGAGCGCCAGGACCGGCTTCAGAAGTTACGGGCAGCACAGTCGGATATTTGATATCCGCATACTGCACTTCAAACACTTGGGGGCGGATGAACTCAAGCTGACGCTCAAGAAACAGACCCGCTTCATCCATACGGAATTCAGACATTGGTAGGGCCTCCTATCAAGAATCAGCAGAGAGGGTGAAGCTCGGACCATTCAGCTCCAGCAGGGCAATGCCGCTACTAGTAGTGGAGGTGAGGAAACGAGCGTTGGCCAGACGGACGGTTTTGCCGGAAGCAAAAGCGTGCGAGAACTGACCAGCTTTGCCGGTGCCGCTTGCCGAATACAGCACGCGAACCACGGACTTGGGGGTGACGGCGCCAGTCACGTAGACGGCCACAGCACCTTCGTTCACCACATTCATGGCCTGCTGGTTCTTCACGCCAGGACGGCTGTTGGAATCCAGAGCGGTTTCGTCCACATAGGTGAGGGCATTGATACCCAGCACGGTGTCAGAAGCGCCAGAAATGGTGGTAGCGGAGTTGGCAACAGTGCCAGCGTTGTTATAGACCACCACGTTACCGAAAGGCAGCACAGCGCCAGTTTCGTTGATCGAGGTGGAGATGGTGTTGTCGCGAATGTCGGACAGACCGCCTTCCAGATAGGCAGTGTGAGTCAGAGCATAAGCCTGCTGCACACCACCAGCGGAGGCAGTGCCCGAGGCGGAGAAAGAAACGGCCATAATTACTTAGCCTCCTTGGAGATGGAAAGGGGCTTCTTCCATGCGTTTTGCAGGGTCTCCATGTAGGAAGACGGTGCGCTCATGGGAGAAGCAATGGAAGCCACGGCTTTACGCAGCTCATCAGTGTTAGCAGAATCATCGCGGGACGATTCGGCCAGAGTGTCAAACATGGCCTGAACATAGTCATCAGACTTTTCAGACAGATCGACGCTATCGCCACGCACGGCCTTGATGGCGTCAACCATCACCTCGCGGGCTTCTTTGCCGCTGAATTCGTAAGCGGCATCCAGCACGGGCTTAGCCTTTTCAATGAGAGCGAGACGCTCTTCAACCATGGAATCAAGATTGATTTCCTTGGCGGCAGCCAGTTCGCCTTTCAGTTCTTCGACGTGCTCGGCCAGAGCATCAGCGCGACCCTCAGCGGAATCGCACTTGCCCTTCATTTCCTTGGCCATGGCATCCATTTCGGACTTCATGGCATCGGCGGCGGCCTGCAGCTCGTCGTATTTTTTCTTCATGTCCTCGTAGGACATTTTGGCGTCTTCACGTTCTTTAGTGATCGCAAGAGCAACGCTCTCCGTCACCTCAAACTCGGCGCCATCAAAAACGACTTTTGCAGTCATTAGATGGTCTCCTGTAGTAGAGAATAAAGATAGATCGGCTGCATCTTGACGATCAAGATGGAGCTTCACTTGCGGGCCAGCGCGGCCCCGACGAACAATAGCGATGTGATTGCCGATGATTTCCTTTTGGATGCCATCGTAATTTTCGCCATTTTCTGTAACGCCAGGCGTGGGATCATAATTCACCCTGTAGCCAGCGCTTACCTCACGAGCATCTCCCCGCATAATCCGTTCAATGGCATCCTTGTCGGTGATTGTCATCACCGCTTTGACGAAGCCATTGTCATAGACGATCTCGGTGCCGCTAAAGCCCACTTGGTAGTCTTTAGTGTTGTCGGCATCAAGAAGAACAGGGGGATGTTCCGAAGTGATTGCCTTGCCCGCAAACGAAGCAAGACTCTCGGGAGACGCCACTTCTGTTTCTGGACGATACTCTCGCCGCACAGAGCCATCAGCATCTGTATAGAGCTGAATACCAGTGCGAGCAATCGAAGCCCACGCCCGAAGGTAACCCTCTGGCGTCATTTCGTATTTCTCAATTGGCGAGAAATCGTATCGACAAGAAATGGTGCTCATGCTTATACTTTACCAAAAAATTGTTATTACAATAAAAAAGCCTATTCAATTTCGACTAGCCGCATGATGTTTCTGGCAAAGAGCAACGCCGACGTTCTTAAAATGCCTCATCAGCAGGCTCGCTTGCTCATTGCTCAGCGCGTTAAAGAAGCCCGCCTTAACAGCGGGCTTTCTCAGAAGGATGTAGCAGAAGTGCTCCACATCAGTCAAAGTTCCTACTCACGCATTGAACGTGCCACTGTTCCGCCAGACTGCGTGCAAATTCGCACGCTCAGTGGTCTCTATGGAATAAGCGTGTTGTGGCTCATGGGCTATCCCTCATTCATTGCCCATTCCAGGCACTAATCTTCGTCGTCGTCGCCGCGTAAATCACTAAGCTGGCTTTCAATGCCTTCCATGATGTAAGCCTTGGCCATTGCCTCAATTTCAAACGTGAGAAATTTGGTGGGATCAAAATGAGGGTCGGGCTTTTCGTAGACGCTCATCACATAAATGTGAGTTTCGTCTAAGCGACCATTTTTAAAGCATTGCTTTTCAACCAATTCCCACTGCGAAGTATTGCGATGTTCGTTGGCAGAAAGAATAGCAAGCGCCTTTAATAGACCAATGCCTTCGTCTTCTTCTTCGATGACGCGCACGTATTCGCTCATTGGTCCTTTTGACGATTTTCTACCATCTTAATAATGCGATTTGCCCAAGACCTACCGGCATCGCCTCCCCATAGCAGCCAAGCGATATAACCAGCGTCATTTTCTCCGCCACTTTTATTCTTTTCATGACGAGAAAAGAATGCAGCCATACGTTTAATTGTGGCGAAGCTTACGGCTCCGCCACCGGCTAGATCGCTTGCACGAGCCACGCCGCTGCCAATGCCTTGCTTGCCCGCCTCTTGCGTGGTCAGGCCACCCTTGCCATACTTCTTGCGAAGCTCAAGGCCACGACGGGCTGCGCTTCTAACGCCAGTAGGAGGGGAGAAGCTTTCTGCGTCGCCCCTCAGCGCTTTTTTCCGCAGGAACTGTCCTCCATCTCCTCTTCTTCTTCCATGCCCTCCTCTTCTTCCTCTTCTCCAATGAGAGTCATGAAATAATTGTCCCAATATTCATCGCTCTTTCCCTGGCGGCTCATGCCGGCCTCGGAGAGGGCAATTGCAATGGCCTGCTTCCGATTCTTCACGGGCTTTTTGTCGCTGCCCTTAAGAGTGCCAGCTTTAAACTCGCGCATTACTTTGGCCACTTTGGTCTGCTTTTCTTTCTTGGTCATGGCATTAATGCTTTTCTTAAGCATACTTAATTAATAAATCCTATCGGCGCCGTTTCAATGGTCATGCCGGGAAAGAATTTGTCTCGATACAAAACCAAGCCAGTGATAAGGCGTTCAGCAATGAAGGCCAAGGCTCGTTTGTCATATCCTTCAATGGAAAGGAAATGTTCTTTATGCTCTTCCCAAATTGGGAAAAGACCATTAAACAAAACAGTAAAAAAATGTTTGTAATGTTGCAGCGGTCCACGCGCCATGTTGCAGCCAATGAATAAATTTTGCGCCCATAATTTATCAATCTCCTCGCGAGTGAAAATCCATTTACCAGTATCAGCAAGCTTGCGGGTGATGGCAGGAGCATCAAAGTCAGAATGGCCACCATAAAACTGTTGTTCTAGCGTGCAGCTAAAAACAGCAGGCTCAGGCACGTACAGCGTATCCTCTGCATACCATCCGTCCTTTGGTTCCAGCCAATTGCGACGATATTGTGCATTGCCAATGTTCGCCTCTTTGGCGTTTAAAAGCATCCAATGCACGCAAGATAGTTCTCCCCAACGTCGATTCAATGAAGAAAGAAACGCTCCTTCATCATCAAAAACATAGCCTTGCTCACGCAATACTCTGCGCTCCGCATCGACAATATTCCATGCCCCTCCCATGATTGGGACAATTCGCGATTGCGCTTCGTAGCGCACTTTCTCGTTTTGAATGCACACTGCATAAATGGCGCAATCAGACGGTTTCATAAACTTTCCTCGCGGCCCACATTTCGTTGTAGTTGTTAACGCTCTTAGCGCCAAGCCCCGTAAGATCACCGCCGCCAGCAGGCTTGCTCCAGGCCATGATCGTGCCATCAGGGAGAACAAATGCCCGATTCTTCTGCTCATGCGTGGGCGTCAGTTCCAGATAGTCTCCATAGACAAAATCAGCCTGACTTCCATTGCATGCCAATGCTTTGCCAAGGAGAGTGGGACCAGTGGGGCACAGTGGAGTGATGCCGTAATACTGCTGTACGCAATTAGCCACAATCATTTCAATGGCAGTTTGCAAGGCTTCGTTATTGGGCTGTGAATACAAGACAGTAGTGGCACAAGCCCAGCTTGTATAACTAAATCGCTGGATGTCCCGGAAGGCTAAAAATTTAATGCGATCTCCAACGTCCACAGCATTAACAGCGCGGATAGCAATGTCGAAATACCAGCCACCAAAATGATTGAGGAGACAGAAGCGCCCAAGATCAGCTTTGTACGAAAAAGGACGCAGCGAATCATAAGCCCACAAAACATCGCCCCCATAAACAGAGCCAATGAAATCACGAAGCTGTTCATTGTTGTAAATGGTGTGGTTTGCCTTGGGAAACACTGCATCAATTGTGCCCGTGGCATATTGAAGAAAAGGCGAAAGCTTTTCTTCTGGGTCATTGGTTAGAAAAATTTGAGAGATTTCCATGATGGTCAAACAATCTTTGCAGGAGTACCGAAGCCCTTAAACTCGGGCTCTTCTGGATCCGTGGCCAAAATTGTTTCCACATGAGCAATCATTAATTCTGTAATACTGGGCCAAGTGAATTCTTCAATGCGCTTTTTGCACCATTCACCATCAGCCTTCAGCTTGTCGCGATCTTCGTAGTACATCGTGAGCAGCTCGGCCAAGCTGTCTGGAGACGGCTGCCCGCGATCAAGGCCATAGTTTCGATCTACTTCCCAGCTTTCAATGGCAATCCTTGGGACGCCGCTAAAAATCTCCTTGCAGCTTGTATGGTCTGGCACCAATTGCGCCACGCCAACGGCAGCATGCTCAGTATTGACAAGCCCCCAGCCCTCGCCAATGCAAGTGTTGATGCCAACGTCCGATGCGTTGTAAACCATATTGAGCTGCTCCACGGGCAGGCAGTTCATGGTCGAGAAATGTGGACTGGTCAAAATCAATTTTCCAGTGGGGTCGTAGCCTTCGTCTCGCGCCACACGCTTGAACAGTGGAATCAAATCCCAACCCATGTCCTTGCTGCCCATATTCAGCCATAGTCGGGCATCAGGCTTGTCCTTTGCAAACTTAATAAAGCCCTTGATGGTCAAATCAATGCGTTTACGCGGCTGGTTCCTATTGCCGTTGAAAACAATAAATACATCCTCTGGAACGCCAAGTTTTTTCCGGCATTCAGCTTTGTCCATTGGGAAAAATTTGCTGAAATCAGTGCCGTGCCCCATAATGCCAATCGGCCTTTCATAGCCAATTTTGCGAAGCTCCTTGGCTCCAAATTCCGTATAAGTGGCCACGCCGTCCCATTCGTTAATCGGCTCCAGCAGTTCCGGGAACAGTCCGTAGCTGTCAATGGGCGTATAGACAAAGAACTTAAAGCCAAGGCTTTCCTTGAAGGCTTTGACGGCCTTCCACAAGCTGATGCCAATCCAAATATCGTTTGTCACCCACACCAAGTCGGGCTTGATTTTTTGCACTAGCTCAGCAATGCGATGGGAGCCAAACGGATCGGAGCCGTGCAGCATTGCAGGATAGGTGTCGTATTTACGCGCTTCTTTGTCAGGGTCGCCGTGATAGTTGACGGCCAACACACTCACTTCATGGTGCTCAGCTAAGGCGGGAAGCAGGTTTTCGGCCACACGACCGAAGCCCGTCTCCACAAAAGCATCGCCGCAATACAGAATTTTTGCCATGACAGAACAAGAATCTTCGACATCATAAGCCGCGTTTATACTGTGGGCGCAGCAGGAGAATCATGCGATTAGAGCCGGGCTCAGTGCATTTTTGTATCAGCACTTGCCAGAAATTTGCAGCCCATACTCTGCCCGTAATCGTTCCAGCTCTGCTGCGTCTTGGCATTGCCAAGGAGCATATTTTGATTGTCAATGGTGGTTGGCAAGATTCCCTGACTATTGCCGACTACGAGGGCATCCCCATGCTCTTGACGCCGCAAAATTCCTTTGAATACACGCCCCTCATTGAAATTGTTGAGCACCATATTGAAGCTGACTATTGGTTCCTCCTGCACGACACCTGCATCCCTGGTCCTTCCTTTTACGAACTAGCTCTTTCCTTGCCAGCGGACCGGCCTGAAAAGGTGGCGCTCAAGGGAACGCCCTCTATGAGCGTTGGTCTCTATCGCATGGACTACCTTCTGCGCCACAAGGATCGCCTGATGGCCATCAAAAACACAGACTGCTCGCCTGAAGCGTTGCAGAGATGGAAGCAATGGGGAGTGCCGAACGAGGACTACATGCTCTGGAAGCTGGATGATGTGCCCACCCACGTCTACCACCCCGAACTGCATGGCCCAGACGAATGGAACTACCAAGGTCATTCCGACGTTTATGGCACTGGCTTTGCCCGGCGCATTGAATATTTCCCTCAGCTCGATTTATACAAGGCAAAAAGTAATTGGCAGGGAGTTCAGCCGGTCCTTTGTATTGACATCTAATGAAAAACATTGCAATCATCGGCGGCGGCTGGGTGGGCTGTCACCTGGCTAAAGAATTTAGCAAGGAACATAACATTACGATTTACGAGCGCAATGACCAGCTCATTAGCGAAGCCTCGCTAATTAATCAAAATCGCCTGCATTATGGCTATCACTATGCACGCAATGGGAAAACGAGGCAATTGTGTCGCACTACTTTCCATGCCTTTCTCAAAGACTACGGCCATCTCGTTGAAGACGTGCCAAATAATCTTTACGCCGTTTCGCAAGATGAAAGCTTGTTAGACGATGCAACAATCCTGACGATTTTTGACGAATGGCCCCATCGCGTGGTTTATGCACCATGGCTAGACAACACTTCTTGCGCCATTGCAACGCTAGAGAAATTCATCAATCCCTTATTGGCCAGTGAATTTTTTGATGCCCTCCTTTCTTCGTTTGTCGTCAACGAAGAAATTGTTCCCAACGAGCTGCCCTTCCTGCAGCAAGATTATGACTTAGTGCTTGATTGCACTAATAATTTTCTTTTAGAGCCAGAAGAAAATTGCTTCTTTGAGCGCGTCATGATGATGCTCTACACCATCGAGCAGCCACTTCCCTTTGGCGCCCTCACTTACATTGACGGAGAACTGTTCTCACTCTATCCCTATGGAGACGGGCTCATGTCATTAAGTCACGTCAAGCATGGTATTTTGTCTCAAAGCGCTTCTCCTGTTGATGGCTACATCGACTGCGATTACAATCTCCATCGCTCAAGAATGGAAAACCATGCAAAACAATATTGGCCAGACTTTGATTTATATTTAAGGCCAGTGGCGCCAGTGTGTTCTACCAAGGCCAAAATTAAAGACAAGAGCGCCAATCGCATGCCTGTTTACCGGCAACGAGACAATTTCATCTCTATCTTCACTGGCAAGATTCAAGGCATCTATGCCATCAAAAATCACATTCAAGCAATCATTGATCAAGCATAAATTTGCCTGAACAGCGGATATTCGCGCATGTGGTTTTTCGCCTTGAACAATTCACGCACAATGCCTAGCTGGTAATCATGAAGGCCGAGCATCTTCCTGATTTGCTCGTGTTCATATTTGTTTAACAATGGTCCGTTGTCCGTATCACTAATGTGTACGTGAGCAATGTAAGGAAGATAATGATTCAAGATTTTTCTTGGGCTATCGCCCTCCAGCCATGCATTGTTTGTATCAAGCATGGTCTTTACGTTTTTCAAATTGTAATAGTCAATTAAATTGACAATCTCGCTTACAGTGTGAAAATACTTGCCGCCAAATGCCCTGGCCACGGGCTCGATGCAGAGAACGGCGTCATTGGCTTCCAGAATCTTATCCATGCGCCGAAGCACGTTCATCAGGAACGATGGACTCCCTCTGCGTAAGCCAGGGCTGCCAAGCACAAAACGCTTGATTCCCATAAAGGAGCCAAGACGAATGACGCGTAGTAAATGTTCTTGAGTGGCTTCAGTGTCTTCAAAACTTTGTACATTACTGCCAAAAAATAAAGCCTGCGCGGAATATGTCCATAGGCCATATTCCTCTCTATACTTTTTGGCCAATTCCATGTAGTCCAAGCGCTGCTGAAAGATGCGATGAGGAACAATTTCAAGCAAATTAAAAGCGCCAGCATTAGCGCTCAAAATTTGCTCTTCCTCTTCTTCGTTCCAGCCAATGGCACTAATTCCAATAAGCATTAATAAATGCCTCCATTTTTGTCATCATTTCTTCCTTGCGATACTTATAGCTCCCACAATGGTAGTCAATGCGGGAGCCATAACTCACTTTAGCCTCGGGGAAGAAACGATCAAGAATTTCTTGGGTTTCAATGGGTTCGGAAAATAAATCGTAAATACCAGCCTCTTGGATTGCCAAAGTATCTTGCCATAAATCGTTCAGATCGTACCATTGATAGGCGGAATTGCCATTGATTTGCTCAACATTGTTATTGTTTAGCAGATCAAACAAAACGTTTTTCTTGATGCGCTTATGGAACAATGCGGGAAGACGAATAATTTTTACAACGCTATTGGGAAACATCGCCTTCACCAGCAGCTCAAAAATGCGCCTTACGCGCCCATAGTCCAAAGTGCCAAAGGAATGTTTATAAATGTCAATGGTGGAATAGAGAATAACTTCCCTCACTTCCCAGGGGCGAATAGTGGCGGCAATTTCTTGCATATTGAAGAAATCTTTCGCCGGATCTTGATTGGCCTTCCACTTCTCCGCCGGCAAGCATGCCAAGTAAAGCTTGTCAATCGTGCCGTTTAATAGCGTGGCACGATGCAGATTGCTGGAATTGTACGAATGGTTGAATTGCTGGTGTTCCTGGAGAATGCCGCCAATCAGGCCGGTGCTTCCAATCAACACATCCATAACTAAACCGCCACGACAGGCGCTTGCTGACGCAGATACTTTACCCTACATTTACAATTGGAGCGACACGCACAGCGCTGCCCAGGCAGCGGCAAGCTACCAATTGGCACAACGCCTCGCGCTGCATAGTCCAGGCAGTCCTGGCAATGCTTCGCCTGACTGTCAAGGATGCGCCGCATCAGGCTATATCCTTGCCGCTCTTGCCGCATGGACGTGCCTTCCCAGTAAGCACCTCGCACACTTTCAGCATACATCCCAATACGAGCAAGAGCCATGGGAGTAGATACGCTACCGGCCAACAAATCGCGAGCAAAAACTTCCAAATAACGGTATTCAGCACGAAGCCTCTGGCCGATACGACCCCATTCCACTGGCGTCATGCTATTACGCCCGCCGCTACCAATCATTGCAGCTTGCACATGGGCAAGCTTCAGCGCCTGCCGAACACTTTCTTGCCACTGATCCAGCGTGATATCGCCACGATCAAGCATATTTGTATAGCGGCGTAGGAGCCGACCAAGATTAGAAATGCGACCATCGACTAAAGCCTCCACGGCAGATTGAGAAAGAAAGCGTCCATTTGCTCCGCGATAACGTCCGCTAATTGGGTCGTAGTTCCATTCCGCATCAAAGCGAACAATGGAAGCGGAAAATTCTGAAAGAGGATTAAGGCTGGACATCCTCGGCCTCCAGAATGTCCTTAAATCGTTCCGGCGCTTCTTGCTTCCATTGATTCAATGCGGCGTCAATGTCCTCGTCGGAAATCAACGAAGCCTCATCCACGTCTCCCAACACTAAGCCACTGGTTTTTAGCGGTTCAATTGCATCTTGCTTTTGAGCAAGAAATTCTTCGTGCTTCTTCTCAAAAATGGAATGAGTGGAGCATGGCATGTAGATGGGGCCATCCTCTGTTTGCTCCACATGGAAACCTTCGCAGCCAATCCTGGCGGCAGTGGCCTCGGCTTCTTCTTGCGTTTTGTAAACGTGGGCATTGGGATTTTGAGCATCCACTTTGCTGCTAACCATCTTCGCCGGACCACGGCGCTCTGGATCAGGATCTGCCTTGCGCTTGCGAGCAACAATTGTTTGCCGTTCTTCTTTGCTCATAGCCTGAGCCTTGGCCTTAGGCAAACACTTTGGCTTGCCCTCTTTTTCTTCACGTCCGCCGCATGGCCCCATGATTTCGCCATTGGCGCCAATCCTCACCCACTCTTCTTTAAACCATTGCTCAAGATCATCGGCATGGATTTCACCTTCGTCTCCTTTAAAAGCGCCGCTCAATGAACCGTGCTTCTTCTTGAACATTTGCTTATATTGCTGCACCACATAGCCGCTGGCGTAAGCCGAAGGCCACACTTTGAACTTCGCTTTGGCTGCGCTAACAGCACGAGAATGCAGCTCCTTGTCTGTGAATTTCACGTCGCCACGCACTTTCTCAAGATCGCGGGGCAGAAACAAACCAGCCGAATCTTCCACTTCACGACTTCCATCCATCGGTAACGTGCCATTCTCCTCATTCATTGGATCGCGACCACCAGGCGGCACAGCAAAACCACCCCGCCCTTGAGTGGAACCACCCCCACCTTGAGCGGGAAGTTCGCGAATGACAGTTGGATCGAGGGTAAGCTCCATGCTCCACTCAGAACCGCCGTAACGGGCGTCCGCCACTTCCTTCGGACTCAGCACGCCAAGCTGGATGTAACGGCCATCTACAGCCGCCACACGCGCCCGCACGTCCGCCATTTCCCGCTCATTTAGTTCAAACAATGGGTTGAAGGAGATGCGCCACGACTCAGGCAGCTTTCCATTCGTCGGACCCTCTTTGCTCAGCATGATGTATTCCATCAGCTTCTTAATAGGCCGCTTGAAATGGACGCTTTGATAGTCAGCAAGCGTTTTTGCGAAATCACGCTCTTCACTACGGCCAGTAGAGCCCAGTCCGCTCGGGCTTTCGCCAAATAGTACGGTATGAGGAATTTTGCTGGCGCCAATAATGTCAACGCGCAGCTTTTCCAACACTTCTCCAATGCCGCCAAAATTACGACTAATAAATTCAAGCTCCTCCTTCTCCGCGTCAATCGCATAGCCGCGATAAACGCTCTTGCTCATATCATTAACTTGCAGCCTGTCCCTGACAGCACCTTCCTTTCCGGCTGCCAGCATCGCCGCAAGCCCCTTCACTTTATGCACAAAAATATCAAACTCAGTGAGCAACGTGGCCGCTGAATTTAAGCCAGTCCAATAGTGGCGGAAGCTGTCATAAACAGTTTGAAGGCTGCTCATGCCCCAGCCATAATTCCGCTGCCTAATGCGATAAGGCAGCCAATCCCCATCAAACCGCAAAATCCTATCCTTATGGATGTAGGACAACGTGGGTTCGTTAATTAAATCGCCGGAAATAATTTGATAGTAATTGGCCTTTGAATAGTCGTAGAGGTTTTCCTCAGAGATGACTGGGGCAATTTGCCACCTGTCCAAACATTCAATTTCCTCCACGCGACGAATGTTCCTTCTATCGACAGGCATATAAGCGGGACGACCATCATCAATAAACAGAAGTAGGCAAGCGCCTCCGTATAGACGAGAGTTCTTTGCTGCGAGGTTGAGGAATTCAAGGATGTAGAGGTCTTCAATTACTTGCTCAATGCCTTGCACTTCTTCGGCTCTAACGCCGTCTCCGCCAAACAATACTTTGAAGCCTTTCCGAGTGGCTTGGTCAGCATAAATGTCAACAATGCGACGAGGCAGCCATTCACCATATAAATTCTCCAGCTCCTCTTGCGCTAGGAAAATTGTAGCCGTGGTCTTGGTGTACTGGCCCTTGTCGCGACTAGTGCCCATGCCAATGAGCACGTTTTGCAGCCCGTCAGCACGCAGTCCGCCCTCAGAAGCATGCCCCAAATCGACCATTTCGTTATCCATTGACTTTCTTAAGGCCATTATGTATTGCTTTCATTCTAAAAGCTGGCTACATTGGCCTGGTTGTTATGGCCAGTATGGCTAGCCCTCTGCAATTTGCTTTCAGCGACGAGCAGCGCAAGGCTGTCTACGCCGAAGCCCACCGCCGTCAAGCCGTCAATTCCGCACTAGGTCTTAAGGGCCGGAACAATGGCCCAGCCTCAGGCAGCGAAGCCCTTCGTCTCCATCTCATTGGAGCGGCGGGAGAGATGGCCGTCGCCGCCCTGCTCGACATGGAGCACTTCCTCTACCAGGAAACCACGGCCAAACGAGGCTCCGCAGACCTCCCTCCCAATATTGATGTTAAAACTCGTGCTCGCCACTACTATGATTTAGTGGTGCAATTGGATGAAAAGCCAGGGAAAATATTTGTTCTCGTGACCATTGAAAATCGAAAAACTCTTGTGCATGGCTGGATAAAAAGTGAAGATGCCATGAAAGATCAATGGAAAAAAGAGCACGTTAAAGGCCGCCCAGCCTTCTTTGTCCCCAAGCACTATTTACAGCCTCTCTCGTCATTACTGTAATGCTTCGCTGTTCAGACTTTGCTAAACATGCTCTTCATTTAGAGCTGTTTCCTAAACAGGCCGTCATTCTTGACGAATTCTTCCAGCCCGGCAAGTCGCATGCAGTGTGGGCTCTCGGGCGACGCTCAGGCAAGACGCTCATGGCAGCCATTGCCTGCATCTATATGTGTTTCGTCCTAGAAGAACAATATCGTCGTAAAGTAAGAAAAGGAGAACGCTGGTACGTTGTAACTGTTGCGAACAGCCAAGATCAAGCTCGCATTGCTCTAAACAACATCCGGCAGCTCATCATCGAAAGTCCCTTCGCTCAGGAGATTGTTCGTGAAACTGCCGACATCATTGAAATTAGTAACCACTGCGTTTTTAAAGCTATACCAACTTCCGGGCGTGCTGCTCGTGGTCTCGCTTGCGCCGGTGCTGTTTTTGATGAACTTGCATTCGCCACAGAAGGCGATGCTAACTCCGGCGGACGTGGCATTTATGACGCTCTTTCTCCTTCTATCGCTCAGTTTGGCGGTCATGGGCGCATCCTAGAACTCTCCTCTCCATGGCTTACTGACGGCATCTTCTATCAGCATTTCAAAGAGGCAGCGTCTGGTCGCTTCCCTTTCATGCAGGCCATCAATCTCCCAACGTGGGAGATGAACCCTCGCATTTCGCAAGAGTTTCTTGACACAGAGAGGCAACGCGACCCCGAGAAATTTAAAGTGGAATATGGCGCTCAGTTCGCCAGTAATCTTTCCGCTCTTGTTGCTAGTGATGTTGTTGACGCCTGCATTGATGACCGTCGAGCGGCTTTACCACCCAGAGCCCAATTCCAAGGTGCTTATGTCTTGGCCTTGGACCCTGCCCGAGGTGGGGTTGGCCGTGATGATTACACTGCTTGTATTGTTCATTTTGAAAACGGCACGTTAGTCGTTGATAAATTCCATTCCTTTGCCGCTGATTTTGAAATCAATGGGCGCATGGAAGTGAATATCAATGCAGTGGAAGATTGGATAAAAGAGCAGCATCGCCTATACGTCTTTGACACGATTGTGATGGACCAGTTCAACAGTGCTGGCACCATTCAAACCCTTGCTGGCGACCTACCCATCACTGAACTCACTTGGACTGTTAGCTCCAAAATGAAAGCTTTCAGCAAAATGCGAGAACTGTTTAATGCAGGGCAAATCAATTTATACCGCCATGAAAAAGCCATCATGCAAATCAAAAACCTTACTGTCACTTACAAGCCCAGTGGGCAATGGACTGTTACTGGTGGCAAGGCTACGGGGATTGACGACTTAGCATTTGCTATGGCTGGTGCAATTTTGGCTGCTAGTAAAGACGATGATATTGGGTGGATCGAAAGCTTAATCTCCTAGTATGATTTTCAAACAATAGTTTTTTTATTGGCGTGGCTTATTGCAAATTAACTATGCAGGAAACGCAGTTTTTAATTGCGCTTCTTGAAAATGGCACCACTAGTAAGCAAACCTCCCTGCAGCTTCTAGCAGCCGAACACCTTTATATTCCCGTGTTATTGCCAAAACTCCGGGACTATGCCAAGCGCTTGGGGCAAATTGAAGCGCTGGAGCAATGCCTCGACGAGGAAGGCACGTTTGACGACTATTGCCGGGCCCACCCCGACAGCCAAGAATGCAAGGAATATGACGTGTAGGCAACATGCGTGCTATGCTTTTGGGGCTTTCGCGAAGCACGCTGGCCAGCGTTACAACTAGACAGTGGCAGGCACTGTCTTGCAGACCAATCGAGGCTATGGGCCTACCCATAGTTAAATGTCGTACACAGGCGGATTGAAGCCCCGCCTCGACGCCTCGATATCTAGCCCCTATGGTGAAATTGGTAAACACAGCGGATTTAAGCTCCGCTGCCGTGAGGCTTACAGGTTCAAGTCCTGTTGGGGGTATTCAACGACTTTGTTTTGGCAGGGACGATACTTCTGTCCGCGATAAACCAGCCACAACACTGGACGATGGATGAAGGCCCACCATTGAGAAAAAGCTTTGTGCTCTTGTTCCATTGAATAAGGCACGCCACGATAAACAAGCGTGGTCATAGGACTATTGCTATTTCTTTAAAGCTACGCCTATTTTTCTGTAACAATTGTTACCGCTAGATACATGACAATGGAAAAGAAAGTTAAATTATTTTCCTTCTTTCTTGTGGATGTAAGCCTTAAGCTCTCTTAAATAGTTCCTCAGCATTGCTGCTTGTTGTAAATGCCAAGGATCGCGATATTTCAAATACAAAGCCATATGATTATCAATGGCCTTCAAAATATTATGAATGGGCGCGTTCCATGGCTCCCTGATCGGCGTGTTGAACGTCCGACGCTCGTCCATGGCCCAGGCCAAAATAGTTTTGTATACAATCTAACGCTACTGGCGTAAAATTATTAACTTCCAAACAAGCATTGAAATATCTTTTGTCCACGCTTCCGTCATCATGTCTAATTAAATGACAATGCAAATGGCCATGCACATTACCAATGTATCGTCCAGTTAAATTAGCGGGATGCACTGGAATGTGCGTATAAATTAAGCCATCACGAAAGAATGCCCCTCGGATGTCATGGAAATATTTTGCATAATCCTGAAACTTAAAAATATCATGATTCCCGCGAACCAACACTTTACTGCCATTAAGACGGTCTAAAACATGCAAACCAGACCGTGGAATAGCTACGTCTCCCAGCACGTAAATTCTGTCTTTGGCATGGACTGTTTTGTTCCAACGCTCTATGAGCGTTTCATGCATTTCTTCCAATGAGGAAAACGGGCGCAAAAATTCTCCGTCTGGACGCATAAATTCCAGAATCTTGGCATGGCCAAAGTGCGTGTCGCTTGTGACGAAGGCGCTCATTAGGAAATGTTCACAATGGAAAGGCCGGGAATTGCACCCGGCTCTTCTGTGCTATGTGCCCAGCGCTGTCTTAGCTTCCCAGGCCAGGAAAGGCGCTCCACTACCAACGGTGGACCTCAGAACTGACATGGCTCAATATTAACAGTGTTTCACCGCCCGTAAGAAGGCAGATCATTGTTTGCTGCCTCAAAGAACGCCGGCATCCGACTGCGAGCCGTGTCGTTCAGTTCCTCAGCCCTGCCCTTCTCAAACAAATTGTCACTTTGACGCAACCAAAAGTCTTTGTCCAACCATTTGTTGCTATGGGCACCAAGCTGATCAAAGGCCCACAATGCAGTGGCCCGGCGCAGTTTGTTCAGGCTCTGCCCAGCAGTTTCGCCAAGCTCCCGAGCAATCAGACTATGCACGCCAACGTGCGTAATCTCATCCCGACTAATATCAGCAGCCACAGTACGAATGCCAATATCGCCGTTGAAACGGAAAAATGGCAAAACGACAAAGAAAATGCTGCGCTCCAAAATGGCAGCTTTCAAAATGGGATGGGCAGGATGCTCTTGCCATGCTTTCAGGATGTTCAGGGCTTCTTTCTCAGCCTTTTCATTCGTGCCATGGGCAGCCGTCACATAGTTCAGCGCCTCATCATGACGCTGCTCATCCTGCTGGTTATGACGCAGCGCCTCAAAAATGCCAGGCGTAGAAGGAAGCTCTTTCTGCAGCCCCTGCTCCAGAAAGTCCTTCACAGGCAGTTCCAAATGGCGCAACGCAAGAAGCGAGAAAATCGTATCCTCGCCCCCTTCTTGCAACTTGCCTTTACTCACAGGCACGGCCTGCCAAGGCCGTTTCTTGGCAATCATGGAAAGATAGGGGCTCTTGGTCTCGGCGGTCATTGTCGTACTATTATGCGATGGTGTGAGGAGAAAGGGGGCCATTGGCCCCCTTCTTTTGTTATTCAGCGCATGCAGCGCAGAATCCAGCCTCTAAAGAACAAGATGCAGAAGGGCCTTCAGCTTCAGACTCATCGTCTAAGCCAAACATGCTCTTAAAATCGTCGTCCAATGCAGCATATGCATCATCCTTCCGTTGAGTGTCCGGAAGAATTTGCAGGCTGTAATAGAGGCTCGTCTGAGGAGATTCTAGCCAATCCTTGAGGAAGGCTTCGTCATAAACAACCACATCACTCCACGAATTGAACGAATAGCCATGGAGCAATCCGCTCGCTTGATACATGCGAATAAGCTCGTCTGTAACAAGCTTGTAAGCGTCCCAGCCCACCTCTGCTGCAGTCTCCACGGGACCATAATCAAAGCTTTCCACGCCAAACGTGCCACTATCACGGTCCACTTCCCGAGCAATGGGAGGGGCAATCTCGGGCGTGGTTGTAAAGCCACGAAGATCCTGGTAGCGATAGGAGCACGATGCAGTGGGAGCAATGGCAAAGGCACGGTCCATTCCAGCCTCACGCGCAATGTCAGCCGCAGCATGAATGCCTTGGTGAATGGCAAACACAGCATTTCCCACTGGTTTGTCCATCACTTCATACCAATCTTCTGGATCTTCCTGATTAAACGCCTTTAGCGCTTTGCCAAATTCGGCATAGCTAATTTCATGAATGCTCAAGAAATTAGCCAGACCTAACAGGCCAAGCCCCACTTGCTTGTCAACAATGGGAGGAAGATATTCACCAGTGTCGCCAACGCCTGTTTGAGCATGAAGCTCGCACAGTTGCGTCATGCCTTCAATAAAAGCCCCTTTAATTTCATCAATGCTGCATGCGCCAAGATTAATGTGCTGCAATAAGCAAGTGCCACGATGCGGAAGATAAACTTCCAGGCAGACATTCGCTCTGATGCGCTCGCCTTTGTCGTTGTAGCGAATTTTATTGAGCCAGAGGTCGCCAGCAGAGATGGCACGAAGAGCGGCATTAATCAGCTCAGGCGAAGCCTTGTCCAGAAACTGCTCGTCCACATTAAGGCAACGCTTCGTCCAGG